TCGGAACAACTGCCATGAAGATGTCAGATCAGACACAACAGGAAATCATGGGATTTTCTGACCAAGATGCTGGTTGGACCACATCTATTGGTTCTGGTTCTGATGCAACCATGGATCAGGTTGCAAAGATTGATGCTTCTCTGGGAAGTTTTATGGAACGTCCTTTGAGGATTGCATCGTATACCTGGCCTGTGAATCAGCCATTGCTTCAAAGGATAAATCCTTGGAAAGCTTATTTTGACAATCCAGCAGTTCAACGCAAGTTGGACAATTTCAAGCTGGCGCGATGTAAATTGCACGTCAAGGCTGTGATCAGTGGAACGGGGTTTCATTATGGCCGTATTTTGATGGCCTATAACCCGTTTGATTTTGCTGATGATATTACAGTTGACAGACTCTTTTTGGATGTCGATTTGATTCAGCTTAGCCAGAAGCCGCGCGTTTTCCTAAATCCAACTACCAATCAAGGTGGTGAGATGTGTTTGCCGTTCTTTTACAATAAGAATTATGTAGATCTCACTCGTTTTGAATTTGATAGACTTGGATCATTGGATTTGAAGAGTACTGGGAATTTATTGACGACTAATGACAATTTTGATGCAGTCGTTATTACTCTTTACGCGTGGACTGAAGATTTGACTCTCACTATGCCAACTGAGACACTTGTGTCTCAGAGTGGGAGAATGGACGAGTTTGGAATGGGAATTATTTCCAAACCTGCGTCTGCTGTGGCAAAAGCTGCGGGCATTCTTGAGAGGATTCCTCTCATTGCCCCTTATGCTAGAGCCACTGAGATGGTTGCGTCAGCTACTGCAGGAATTGCGCAGCTGTTTGGGTATTCCAGACCCCCTATTGTCTCTGATATTCAGATCTTCAAGCCTTATCCTCAGGGTAACCTGGCAAACGTGGATGCTCCTGATGCCACGCAAGGATTGGGCATGGATTCGAAAACAGAACTTACTATTGACAGTCGTACTGTTGGCCTTGATGGTGTTGACCAGATGGCTATTAAGTCGATTGTTACTCGTGAGTCCTACTTGACTTCTTTTCAATGGAGTAGTCTTGACACACCAGAGTCATTGCTCTGGAATTGTCGTGTTACTCCTAGCCTTTATGGCGAACTTGGCCAAGAGATCCATATGACTCCAATGTGTCATATGGCTCAATTGTTCAGGTTTTGGAGAGGTAGTATCAAGTTTCGTTTCCAAGTTGTGTGCTCCGATTTCCACAAGGGACGTATGGTGGTTTCATACGATCCTAACGGAGCATCAGTTGGTGTGAATTTTAACACCAAATATAACCGTTTGCTCGACCTTGCAACAGATCGTGATTTTGAGATCATTGTAGGGTGGGGTCAAGCTGAGCCTTTTCTTAATACGTTCACACCAGCTGTTGGAGCTACTATATACTCCGATAGTACAGTACTCACGCCTCAAGTAGCGGCTGAGCGCTGGAATGGTACTCTCCAACTTAATGTTGTCAATAGATTGGTTTCACCTGCCACTGA